CGGACAACTGTTGGCCATTCCTTTAACTGAAGGCGAAAAGCCCATGTGTGCGTTTTTTATCAAGGATATCAGTCGTCAAAGTGAAGTGGTCGATTACGGAAAAGTATGGTAACATGGGGCAACTCAAACCTGGAGCCACATACATTTATGAACACGCAGATGGTGTAACCTATGCTAGAGAATCAGGTGCTCATCCTGGAGATAGAATAGCCATTGGATGGACCTATGATCGTCTTGAAAAGGATGCCAGAGCTCAACGTATCACGTTGTGGGATCAAATACATCATGCGGCCAAAACAAATCCTGCTTTACAAGAAGCTATAGAACGTGTTATAGTTATATATGAATTACAACGAGACCAAGACCCACCCGGGTGGCACCCAGTTTAAGGAGACAGCATGAGCAAAGAAGAAGATAAAACTAAACACAACACACGTATGCATCGAGCCTGGCGTGCCATTAAGAAACAACTTAACATTATCAAAGCACACAAAAACTTTGGTACTGTGAGCAAGAGCATAGATGAAGCACAGCCGCATAGATTGGCCAAACATCATGCCATGGATTGTGGAAATGCTCACTGTACCTTGTGTGGTAATCCTAGACATAACCGAGCTCGCAAAGATAAGTTAACCATACAAGAAAAGCGTAACAATCAAAAAATCAACGATGAGTGAAGATAAGTTAAGCATTCGAAGTGAAATGTCTGCATTTGATCGCAAGGACAGGCATTTCTACGACAGTTTGACTGACGAAGAAAAGAAAAAGTTCAGTCCATTCTTGATGATTCGTTATGGCGCAACTGTGACAGGTAATACTGACTTACAGGCTTACTACTTGATGAGTTGCAACGAGCGTCTTAACAAACATTTCTTTGATGTAAACACAGCACAACACAAAAAACTACAATGGTTGCTGGCCACAACTGTAAGTCCAGGCATGGGCAATCAGTATCATCAATGGATTGCTCCAAAAAAGAAAACAAACGACAACAAGAGTATCAAGTTTTTACGTGAACTGTATCCGCATTTGAAAGAAGATGATCTCAAACTAATGAGCGAACTCAACGACAAAGATGATCTCAAAGCCTACGCCAAAGGCATGGGTTGGTCAGACAAAGATATCAAGAAAGAGCTATGAATATTTTGATCAATGGCTGTAGTTTTATGGACAGCTATCACTATCAAAATCAGTTTGGTCAACTACTTGGAGGCTCGGCCGTGAACATAGCCCGGGCTGGTAGTTGCAACCGTCGTATCATTCGTACCACACTAGAATACATAGAACAGAATCCTGTGGATTTTGTTGTACTGGGATTGACTTTTTATGATCGTCAAGAAGGTCCTTTTTTAACTATACCACGTGATCGTGTTGAAGGTCGCTGGGTCAGTTACAACAATCAAGGATTCCAAGCCACATTTATCACAGCATCAGACTTTGACAGCACAGTAGAGCACAAAATAACCGAGGACTATGTAAAAAGCCGATATAGATACGACATCGGCTTGGCATATCTGGAACAACTGTACTTGGATTTGCAATTACTGGCCGGATATTTAAACAATCAAGGTATCGGGTTTCTTGTGTTTAATACTTGTGATCGACACCACCAGGAAGTTGACCTGGGACCAGGATTTGTACCATTTGATTTTGTTGGAAATGAGTATTTGGAACAAAATGGTGCTGTATGCATGGAACAGGACAAAGATCTACCTGCTAATGCTCGACATCACTATGGTGAAGATGTTATAATACTAGTTCGGTATCTGGTAGATCGCGTAAAGAATGTATAAGTGTCGTTATTGTGAAAAGGATTTCAGCAAGGAATCAACCCTGGCTGTGCATCTTTGTGAGCCCAAGAGACGCTGGCAACAGGAAAAAGAAACTGGTGTGCAACTGGGACTCAGGGCTTACTTGCGTTTCTATGAAATTACACAAGGATCGGCTAAGTTAAAGTCATATGAGGATTTTGTTAAAAGTCCTTACTATAATGCTTTTGTCAAATGGGGCAGGCACATGGTAGGTATACGTGGCATTAATCCACCTGCCTTCTTAGAGTGGCTGTTGAAGAACAACAAAAAGATTGATCACTGGCTCAAAGACGATTTTTATGTAGAATACTTACACGAGTACCTACGCAGAGAAGCAACACAAGACGCACTAGAACGTGCATTAAAGGAAATGCAAGATTATGCCGACGATCATCCTGAGCTTAAAAACGGTTTTAGCGATTATTTTCGTTATGGTAACAGCAATCGTGTGGTACACCATATTGCTACCGGTCGTGTCAGTGCTTGGATTGTGTATAATTGTGCGTCGGGTGTTGACTTCCTTGATGAGCTGGGTCCAGAACAAGTGGCGATTATACTTCCGTGGATAGATCCTGACCACTGGCAACGCAAATTTAAAGATTATCTAGCAGACACAGAGTGGGTCAAGGACATACTAACAAAGGCCGGTTTATGAAGTTTAAGTCAGACATTGATATTGACTTTGCAGATCGCAATCGAGTATTGAGTTTGTTAAAGCACACCCCTGCTAGTATCAAACGAGACAGTGACTGGGTTGCACACAACACAGGTGTGTATGTAACAGATATTCCTGCAGATCCGTTCACAGGTCGTGCCAGCATTGATTATGAAGCAGCAGAGGCACGTGGTTATACAAAGCTGGACTTTTTAAACGTATCATTATATACGCAGATAAAGAATGAAACTCATTTACAGCAATTGATGACCCAAGAACCTGAATGGGATAGATTGTATGATCCTGAGTTCTGCGGAAAACTCATACACATTGGAAATCACTATCGAACACTAATCCAGATGCCCGAAGCTGTAAACTCGATACCTAGATTAATGATGTTTATGGCCATAATTCGTCCAGCCAAGCGGCATCTAATTGGAAAAACTTGGCGGGAAGTTGCAGAAACTATCTGGGATCAAACAGATGATGGGCAGTATGCATTTAAAAAGAGCCACAGTTGTGCTTACAGCCATTTGGTGGTGGTCAATATGAATCTATTAACCAACCTTACGAACTAGGGTTATTGATTTGCGTTTGCTACGTTTGGTAGCCATTTCTTTCAGGCTCACATAAGGGCCCATTTTGATTTCTACGTCCTTGCTGTTCATGGTACGTAGACACACTCGAAATATACTCCAATCCTGCTTTAAAAACACATTGATGGGCATGAGTCTATTGCTTTCCCACCACCACGTTTCGCCCAAACTTAAAAAGGTCTTTTTAACTTCGGTGTCCTTGAGCAGGCCAAAGTCATAAAGTGTAGTTATAACTTCGTCTGAATTTTGTATGATGCCAATGTAGTCATTACCGCCATAGGTGATATGGCTTAGGTATGGGTATTGTGCGAGCAGTTGCTTGTAGTATTCTTCCACGTTATCCGATAAATATGTTAAAGACGAGCAAATAAATGATTACTGTCAAAGCATATTTATATCCAAATCTAGCCGAGGTTCAAGTTTTTGACCCCGCAATATTTACAACAAGGAATCGCCAAGTGTACAGCCGCCCAATCAAAGTTTACCAAGGTGTAGACAATACTATCCAAGTCGTGATTAAAAATCAGGATCAAAAAAGTGTTAATATGTCGGATTATTCAGTAGTTGCAACTATACAAGATCCCATAAATCAAGGATACATTATAGACTATAGCGTGACCTTCACTGACATCACCAAAGGGCTGGGAAAGTTTACCATTGAAACTGATACATTGGCTGGACTTGAGCAACGTTTTTACAAATTAACATTTAAAACAATTCAACTAAGCGATACTACTATTAAGAAACCATTGTACATTGATGATAACTATGGGGTGCCGCTAGATTTAGAAGTTCTTCCAGCATACTACTCTACCTTGTATGTTCCGGGTAGTGGCGGAGGTGGCGGAGGTGGCGGTGGCGGAGGTGGTGGTGGTGATGGCGGCGGATATATACCTTAAGGAATCTATAGAATGCCAATCACAAGCGGAATCATACCAACAGTCTATGGTAATACAGTATCATTACTCAAAGGCACCACAAGCTCTAGCATATTTACTAGCTATCTAGGAGTACCTGGCGAAATCGTTGTGGACATGGGTCCTGTGGCCAATACCGCACCCTTTAACTGGAGTATTCGTGTATTAAATGGTGTTATACCTGGCGGAACACTACTAGCCACTAACTTAGCTGTGGGTAATTTAAATACCAGTTTAAATTCTACAATCAGTTCAGTAACTTCATTGTCGGCTAATGTTTTAGTATTACAAGCCAATGCTGTAACGCAAGCTGTACAAATTGTAAATTTATCAAATCAAGTATCAAATATTTCATTAACACCTGGGCCTGTAGGTCCAACTGGTCTACGTGGACCAAGTGGCTTAACTGGCAATCCTGGCCCTGTAGGCGCTGCTGGAGCACCTGGACCCACCGGCGCTACTGGCGCTGCTGGACCTACTGGACCCACTGGTCCGCAAGGCAACGTTGGACCCACTGGTGCAACAGGAATAGGTGCACCTGGACCCACTGGAGCAACCGGAGCCACTGGCCCACAAGGAAATGTTGGTCCAACTGGACCGCAAGGAATACAAGGCAACGTTGGCCCTACTGGAGCGACTGGCGCAACTGGCGCACAAGGAAATGTTGGTCCAACTGGAGCACCTGGTGTTGCTGGACCCACTGGCGCTACTGGCACACCTGGTTTGAGAGGCAATGTTGGACCTACTGGTTCAACTGGAGCACCTGGTGTTGCTGGACCGACTGGTCCAACTGGACCACAAGGAATAC